CGACAAAACGAGGATAGTGTTCGTTGGGGGTCCAGCAGGAACAGCGAAGACATTTTTGTCAGTTTATAGTGCTTTAGATTTGTATAATAACGATAAAAACTTAAAAATATTATATTTGCGTAGTGTCGTGGAGAGTGCGGATAGGGGGATAGGTTTTCTGAAAGGAGACATGGATGATAAGTTTGGGCCATATATGGCCCCCCTTTTAGATAAGATTGATGAATTGTTAAATAAGCCAGAGAAAGACCAATTAAAAAATAAAAAGGTGCTAGAAGCAGAGCCGATTAACTTTCTGCGAGGATGCACATGGAGAGATAAAGTGGTTATTGTGGATGAAGCTCAGAATATGAGTGTGCGAGAATTGACTACAGTGCTTACTAGGATAGGTCGTGGGAGTAAGTTATTTGTATGTGGTGACAGTTTGCAGAGTGACATTCGGAATAGTGGTTTTGATAAGCTAATGAATTTATTTAAAGATGAAGTTAGTTCCAAAAAAGGGGTGTGTAGTGTATCATTTGGGAAAGAAGATGTGGTAAGAGACAAAATTATCAGTTATCTTGTAGAAAAAATTGAATTATTAACCCCGAATCAATAAAATATTCATATGAATAAAGTTTTTTGTTCTTCCTGCGGTCACAAGAATGTGTATGAGGTGGCTAAACCGAAATTTTGCTCTGGATGCGGAGCAAAGATAGGTGTTGCTCAAGTTGCCCCGACTCCAGCTAAGAAAGAGGTGGTTGCAGAAATTGAATATGAAGAAAGTCGTGATTTCGATTTGAGTAGAATGAGGCGAGATATTGTAGCAGAAACTAATTCTGATAAAACATCTTTAGCTGAGATTTGGAAATCCGCGACTCCAGAAGATGCTAATATGACCCCTTTAGAAAGAAGGAGTCCTAATCTGCCAGAAGGGGACGCTTTGCTAAAACAAAGTCAAGCTGACTGCGGATCTTCTAGAACTACACAAGATATTGATGGATAAAGGTTATGAAGACCTAGTTCCAGAGATAGAGCAACTTTTAAGTAGATATAGAGCTAAGTGGCAACTTAATTCTATAGCATGGTTAGATTACGATGATGTTTGCCAGATCATTCGCACTCACATCTACAAAAAGTGGCATTTATGGGACCAGAAGAGGGCTTTCAAGCCTTGGGCCTCTATGTTGATTAGTAATCAGATTAAGAATCTAATTAGGAATCATTATGGGAATTTTGCGAAGCCGTGTCTCCGTTGTCCCTTTTACTTGGGAGGAGAAGATTGCAGTAAGACTTTGAGTAAAGAGCAAGATGAGTCTTGTTTGGATTTTGCAAAATGGAAGAACAAAAAACAATCTGCATTTAATTTAAAAATGCCAGTATCTTTGGATTCTTTAATATCAGTTCGCGATAAGATAAATGAAGATGAACTAGATTATGAAACTAAGTCTAAGAAGATCCATAATGCAGTGATGAAAAACTTAAGCGATAAGCACAAAGAGATATATCGGATGTTATTTGTGGAGCATCTAGATGAAGTAATTGTGGCTGAGAAATTTGGGTTTAAGCAAGATACAAGTAAAAGAAAAACACCTAGATATAAACAAATAAATAATCTAAAGAAGAAATTTTACAATATAGCACTAAAAATAATCAAAGACGAGGATTTATGATATACGATTTGACAGAAGAGCAGAAAGCAGAGATTTTAAAACTGTTTAAAAAGAACCCTGACTTAATGTTTATAACCCGAAAGGTATTTAATGATGAGAATATCGATGGTAGGTCTAAACAAGGGAGAGTGGTTCGGAAGTTCTTAGCTGAACAAGACAAAAGAGCAAATACTTCATTGGCCCCGAAAGTAGAGCAAGTTCATTTAAACAAAGAGCAAAAAGAGTTCTTAATGAGTGATAGTGTCGAGGTTGGCATGAATGCGTTAGAGATAGCCCGACTCACCTTTAAGGACCGGGACATACAGCCTCTTAGTATGAAGCACCGTGTTATTGTTGATTTTCTCAAAACTTATCGTCCAGAGATAGTTGATGACAATGAAATTGTAACAAAAGAAAAATGGGTGGCTCCAAAATCGATTAGTAGAGTAATCACTAAAGTAAACAATTTTTGTTCAACAAAATTAGAGGAATTATCTCTCCAGACAAAACAAAAGAAATTAATGGAGCAATTAATTATTTATTTGCGTAGTCCAAGATTTAATCACTTCATAAATCAATATACAACTTTAGCTGATCGAGACTTGTTCGAAAGTGAGTTTGTCAGGGCTATTTGGGACAAGCCTGACCTCACTAACGACGAATTGAATCTATATGTTACTGTATGCACCAACTACGTGCGCCAAAAACATATCCAGCAGCGCATTGACAAGCTAAATGCATTACTAGACGACCAAGATAACGAAAGAGACATTACAATGCGTCTGACAGAGATTATCAAGGCCACTAGTGACGAGCTGAACCAGTGTGAGAAACGAATCGAATCACTAACAAAGGATCTTAATGGATCTAGAACTGCAAGACTAAAAGCGAAAGGAGAAGAGAATGGCTCTATCTTCGCTTTGGTTGAAGCGTTCCAAGAACGAGAGGAAAGAGATCGTATGATCATGATGGCTGAACTCCAAAATAAATTAATTGAAGAAGAAGCTGATAGATTGGAAAGCATGGACGATTATAAAGCTAGGATCTTGGGGATATCCAAGAAAGAATTATTATGAGCGAATTTGTATGCAAGGAGTGCGGTAAGTCTTTTGATAAACGTAGAGGGTTCCACGCCCATCTCAAAGCTCATAGTATTTCTATAGGCGAGTATTATGTTCAATACTACGCTAAAAGAGACTTGTATACCAACGAACTACTACAATTTAAAAATTACGATCAGTATTTTCAAGAAGATTTCAATAGTGTCGAAAATTATATTTCTTGGCTTAAGACAACTTCACCAATAAAAGCAAAAAATCATCTTATCGGATATACTCGAAAAAGATTCGGGAATAAGGAAGTCCGGTTCACTCCTCCCGACTTGTATTACATGTTGGCTCAAATGCCAAACATAGACCATTATAGGAGGCTGTGGCGCTCTTACTTGGATTTCTCTAAAGATTTGGATGTAGAGTCTTGGTTCACCAAAAATTTACCTAAAAATTTCTGGGAGCAAGATTGTAGTGATATTCAGATCTTTATTGACACTAGAGAACAAAAACCTTTAAAATTCTTAAATAGTGTTGATAATAAATTAGATTTCGGTGATTACACGGCTGCAGGGCAACATTATTCAAAAACATTCGTAGATAGGAAAGCAAGAGATGATTTTAGACAAACTTTCGGAAAAGATATCGAAAGATTCAGACGCGAGATGGATCGTTGTGTCCAGTTTAATTCTTACATGTTCATTGTTGTCGAGTCTTCTATTGAAAAAATCGAAAAAGAAAACAAAATATCAAAGTTTAAATCGAACTTAGGCTACTTATGGCATAATGTTCGTAGTCTTATGATAGACTACCCGGAAAATATTCAATTTGTATTCGCTTATTCTAGAGCTGGAGCAAAAAAGATAATTCCAAAAATACTATATCACGGCCAAGATTTATGGCATGTTGATATTCAATATCATTTAGAGAAAAAAGTTCATGGCATGGCAGAAAGGAAAACAGCGGTATCGAAATGATTACTCCGCTACGGAATTTAATAATTATTTAAAAACACTCGATGGCGATTTGCCTGACGAGGAAGCAAAGTATTTATTATATAAGTTCTTAAGAGCTAATATCGCATTTACCTCTGAACTATTTTTAGGAGTAAAGTTATTCCCATTCCAAGCTATGGCTATTAAGGGGATGATGGTATCGGACTATTCGATGTTCGTATTCTCTCGTGGAATGTCAAAAACCTTCTCTACAGCTATTTATGTATTACTTGAGTGTCTTTTAAATCCCAACGCTAATATAGGTGTTATTGCAGGTAGCTTTAGGCAATCAAAACAAATTTTCCAAAAGATGGAGGACATACTTTCTAAGCCCGAAGCAAAGTTAGTAAAAGAGTGTGGAGTTAAAATTACTAAAGGAACTGACCAGTGGACTCTAAGAATTGGTAATAGCCGTGCGATAGCCCTTCCGCTAGCTAATGGAGAACGATTGAGGGGATTTCGATTTAATAGGATAGTGTTAGATGAGTTCTTAACAATACCAGAAAAGATATTCAATGAAGTTATCATACCATTCCTTGGAGTTGTAGAAAACCCAATTGAAAGAGAAGAACTACATAAACTAGAATCCCGCCTAATCGACAAGGGCGAGCTGAAAGAAAATGAAAGGTATGTATGGCCAAATAACAAACTTATAATACTTTCATCTCCATCCTTCAAATTTGAATATATGTTTAAACTCTACAAGAAGTATGAGTCGCTTATTCTTGGAGAATTTGATTTAAATAAAAATGATGATGACGAACAAGCAGCTGATGATGCTTATAGATTAATAATGCAATTAAGTTATGATTGTGCTCCTACTAGGTTGTATGATCAGAACTTGCTTAAACAAGCTAAAGAAACCATGTCCGAAATGCAGTTTAAACGAGAGTTTGGTGCTCAATTCGTGGACGAGAGTGATGGTTACTTCAGATTATCTAAGATGGCAGGTTGCACCATCGCTGATGGAGAATTCCCTGCTGTTGAAGTTGTAGGAAACCCAAGTGATGACTACTTGCTTGCTTTTGACCCTAACTGGGCTGGCAACACAAGTGCTGACCACTTCGCTATGCACGTATTTAAGGTTCTGAGAGACGAACAGAAGGTTTGCCTTGTTCATAGTTACGCTTTGGCTGGAGTGTCCTTAAAAGACCATATGAAGTATTTCTTATATCTCATCGAATCTTTCAACATTGTTGGTATATGCGGTGACTACAACGGAGGAGTCCAATTTATTAATTCTTGTAATGAGAGCCAATTGTTTAAAACAGCTAAGGTTAATATCGGCGTTATCGAAGTAGACTTGGAAAAGCCTGATCAATGGCATAACGATATACTTAGTTTTAAGAATCAATATAATCAGAGAGAAAGAAAGTATTGTATCTTAAGAAAACCTACAGTTAACTGGATTAGAAATGGTAATGAGATGTTACAAGCAGCCATAGACCATAAAAGAATACTATTTGCTTCTAGAGCGGTAGACGATCACTTGG